GAGCGGTGCCGGAATCTGTTTATACACAGCCGGTCCATATTCCTACTGTTTCGTGTCCGTCAATGGGCGATGATAAGATCATCCTGACGGATCCGAAAAACCTTATTGTGGCAAATACCTACGATATGAAGCTGAGAAAAACCGTTGAAGGCAAAGAAGCGATTATGCAGGATAAGCGTTTTTATGTTGCTCATCTGGATTATGATCCGATTATCGAGGAGACAGACGCTACAGCAATTATCACGAGATTGCCTTCACTGAATTAGGAGGTGTGACACATGGCAATGTTAAAACTTACAAAAGGACGCACTTATACAAGGACCGGTTTGTCCTGCAAGAGGGGCGTCCCTTTTTATGCTGATCAGAAACTTGCTGCGGATCTTCTTTTATCTGGGCGTTTTGTGCAGTTAAAAGAGGAAACGGGAATGAATAATGAGGGAGCAGACAGTCCAACGGAACCTGCCGGAATCTTCGATTCTATGAAAGTGGAAGATTTGAAAAAATATGCTGCTGAGAATGGAATCGACATCACCGGGCTGAAAAAGAAAGATGAAATTTTAGATGTGATTAAGTCTGCCGAGAACGGCGAAGTGTCTGGTCCAACGGAACCTGCAGAACCAGACACTTCAATGGAAAGTTTGTTTGAGCAGTAATGATCGGAGGTGATGGTGATGGCTAGACCTTGGGTGACACCGGATAATGTTAAGGAATACAGTGATTTGGAAGATGTACTTAATCGCTCGGAAAAGAAACTGAAATACGATATTCAGAGAGCAGAGGCGTATATTATTTCATTTACGAACAATTCCTTTTCTGATGATGATTACCCCGGCGGTGTCCCGGAGGATGTAAAGCTGGCAGATGTGATCCTTGCAGAATACTTTGCTCATAATAAGCAAAATATCGGTAAAAAAACATCGGAAACATTTGATGATTACGCCTACACATCATCTTCATCAGAGATTGATGTGAAAACTCTTGGCATAGACACCCTGTTGGAATCTCATCTGAGATCTAAAGCCAGTGAAAAATTAACCATGCGGCTTCGCAAACTGTAAGAGGGAGGTGCATATCCGTGGCTTTTGATGATTTTTTAAATCACAGATGTTCAATATATCATGTTAAAAAAGCAGCTTCGGACTTAGGGTTTGGCATTACGGATGATAATGATTTTTCTTATCAGGCAAATCCAGACAAAATAAATGAAGATGTACGATGTCATTTCCATATCAAAAGTGGTATGTACCAAATCACGCAACAGGAACCATTAAATGAGTATGGTGCCAGAGTGAAAATTAGTTTTCCTTTTGGAACGGATATACGGAAGAATGATAAGATTGTAAGCCGAGAAACGGGATATGCGTATATAGCAGAATTACCGAGGAAGGTGCAGGATCATCATGTGATTGTATATGCGAACAGACAGGGAAGTGTGAGGGAGGCGATTTAGTGCCTGGTAAAGCGATTGAAATAGACTGCTCACAGCTGGAAGCGTTCATTAAACAAGTGGATGCAGCTGGAAACGGTGTATTGAAAGAGGAATTAAAAAAATATCTTCAGGCTCTTGGAACTGAGTTTTTGAGGGTGGTGGAGGATGAAATCATTCGCAGAAATGTTGTGGATACGAGATTGCTTCTTAATAGTTTTCATAAAGGTAGTGGTGATAATCTTTGGCTTTTGTCGGAAGGCGGTCTGACGCTGGAAATAGGTACAAATGTTAAGTATGCATCCTATGTCAATGATGGTCACTGGACCAATCCGAAGGGGGTGCAGAAAAGATGGGTACCGGGTTATTGGAATGGCGGTAAATTCGTGTATTCTCCGGGAGCAGAAACGGGGATGTTGCTACAGCAGAAATGGGTGGAAGGTGCTCATTATTGGGAAGCTGCAATTCGTATTATGGAACAAATGTTGCCAGAGCTCCTTGAGAGAAAATTGGCAGAATGGCTTAGCGGTTATCTTGGAATGTAGGAGGTTGTGATGCTAGAGACGGAAATAGCGGCACTTGTCCGTTTTATGGATCCGCTGAATTTAAAGACTTATTTTAAGGAATTACCGGAAGGATTTGCCACTCCTTCCGTGTATTTTCCACCGCCCGAAGTAAGCAGTGGGACACATTCTTTGTCTGCGTATAGCAATGTGTTTTCGCTTTTTATGAAGGTGTTTGGAAAAAATTCTGCAGAGTCATATTATTATGCTTCGCAGATAGAAAAATCTATTCTCGGCAGGAGAAGTCGTATTCCGCTTTATGACAAAGATGGGAAACCGGCAGGAAAGAGCTTTCGAATAGATAAAGTTGGCATAAAAAACATTGACACTGGAGTAACACAGGTTACCCTTAATTGGAAAACTTTGACTGCTTACGATGATGAAACATACATCAAGGCAGTCAATTTTTTTTACGAAGGGTTGGCCACATCGAAAAAATAGGAGGTATTTGATATGGCACAGGAAACAAATAAGACCGCAGCATCTAATCAGCCGGCAAAAAAAGAACCGACATTTACGCTTGCAACTCTTAGAGCGGGATGCGTAAAAACATTTGGATGTACATCTAGCACCTTTGATGGTGCTTTTTTTGACAAAGAAGACAAAGAATACACCATTTCGGAGGCAAAAAAAATTATTGAGGAATGGTTAAAGAAGGAGGTTGAGTAGGATGGCTGGTGGAACTTTTGATATCAATCAGGAAAAAATCCGTCCGGGCAGTTATATCAATTATAAGTCCAGAAAGAAAAAAACGATTTCGACTTCGACCAGAGGAAAGGTTGTAATTCCATTGGTGGGATATGACTGGGGACCAAGTGGAGAATTTATTAAATTAACATTAGATTCTCCGGATGCAGAATATGCGAAGTTTGGTCGGAGCGTTTTAAGTGGGGAGGAAGAAACATTACCGATCCTTTTGGCGTTTGAAAATGCGTCAGAGGTTTATGCTTATATCATTTCTGGAGGGAAAAAGGCAAAGAAAACGCAAGGGGCATTAACCATTGAAGCGAAATATCCTGGAACGAGAGGAAATGATATTACAGTAATTAGCACGGCGAACCTTGATGGAGGTTTTGATGTAATGGTTTATCTTGATGGAGAACTGATGGAAACTTTCTCAGGATGTTCAACTATTGCTGAGCTTGTGGATGAAGGAAGTGAGTATGTCACATTCTCGGGAGAGGGTGACCTTACAGCTTTTGCCGGCGCAGCTCTTGCCGGTGGTGAAAACTCGAATACGAGCAATCAGGATTTTACAACATTCCTTGATAAGGTTGAAAAGGTAAAGTGCAATACGGTGCTCATTCCGGTTACTGATTCGGCACTTGTGAATGCAGCAGCTTCAAAAGTGAAATATCTTCGCAACAATGTTGGAAAGACGGTTCAGTTTGTTTTTCCGAATTTTGCAGGTGATCATATTGGAATCATCAATGTTACAAATGCATTTGTGTTTGATGGAATTGAACTGACAGATGCACAGGCTGCAGCTTGGGTTGCCGGAGTAACGGCAGGGTCGGACAAGACTACATCAAACACTTACAGGGTCGTTAATCATGCGTCTTCTGTTCTTCGAGAAAAGAGCAATGAGGAGGCGGAAGCTGCTATTCTCGCGGGAGAATTTTTCTTTTCGACCTCCGACGATACAGGAGAGGTTATGGTGGAATATGATATTAACAGCCTTGTTCATCCATCCAAGGATCAGGATAAGTCGTACAGAAAAAATCGCGTGATCAGAACCTTTGATTCATTCGCGGACGATCTTAAAGCCACTATTAAACCGGCAGAATACGATAATGAACCTAATGGATGGGACAAAATGGATCAGCTCGGTCGCCTTCTCTTAAAGAGATATTCCAATGTAGATGGTGGAGATGGAGCTATTAAAAATGTTGACGCAGACAATGATTTTGCTGTGGATAGAACGCTTTCGTCGGATGACAATACCTATTTTAATGTTTCATTGCAGCCTGTCGATTCGTCAGAGAAACAGTATTATTCAATTTCAACACAGTAGTAAAGGAGGAAAAAGATAATGGGAGAAAACAGACATGCGATTAGTCTTAGAGACGGCACTGTCTCCGTGGACGGCAGAATTCTTCTTGAGGCCAGTAAATTATCCGTAAAATATAAGCCGGAATTGGCAACATATAAATCTCTTAGAGACAAGGGAGTAAACCGAAGATATGTTGGCAGAGATGTAACGGTTGATCTCGAGGAATATCGTTCTACATCGTGGCTGCTGGATGTTGCAAAACAGTATGAGGAAAAAGGTACTACGCCCGAATTCGTCGTGCAGGGACAGAGAGAGGACAAAGATAGTGATTATTATGCTACGGTTGGAACAGAAACCGTAACATGTACGGGATGCGTTATCACGGGTGACATTCCTCTTATGGATCTTGACACGGGAGGAGAATTTGTCAAGGATACAGTTTCCATGGGGGCTAAAAATGTTCAATTTTAGAAATTAAAATGACATTGCAGAAAAGAGCTTGTAGTTTTTGCTATTTGCTCTTTTCTTTATGTTAATGATTAAACATAGGTAATTGTTGATGCAGAGCCAATATGGCGAAATTAGAGACTATACAGAATAGATATGGAGGTAAAAGTTATGGCAACTAAAAATTTGAAATATTTTATGAGACCAGAATTAAAAGAAGAGCAGATTGTGGAAGTTCCTGGACCGATCAAGGATGAAAACGGAGAACCTATTATGTTCCAGATCAAAAAGCTGTCACAGAGACATATTGACAAAATTTATGACCGGCACAAGGTAATCCGAAATGCCCTTGATAAAAAGGGAAAACCTTACATTGTAGATGGAAAGATTGTAAAAGAGGAGCTTCGTGATAATACTAAGGCATATCGTGAAGTCCTTACAGAATCCATTGTCTTTCCGGATGTGCACGACAATGAACTTCTTGCGTTTTATGGGTGCGTAGATTCGGGAGATCTTTTAAGAACGATGTTCACCCCGGAGGAGTACAGTGAAGTTGTTAATATGGTCAATGGCGTGCTTGGGCTCGGCAATGATGAGGACGAAGAGACTGAAGACGATATTGAAAAAGCAAAAAACTAATTGAGCAGGAAGGGTCTCTTGCTTGGTGGATGGCTTACTTTTTGGTGAATCATAATATATCTCCAGAAGAATTTTATGCCAAGCCAAAACCTCTCC